CCAGCCCGAATAGACGTAAATGTTGAACCCCTCGATATTGCCCATCAGCACGCCGCCCTCGGTCACCTGCGCCATCGGCATCACGCTGGGGTTGTCCGAGAGACGGCGGAAGATATTCAGCACCTGGACAATCGCCGGGTCGGAGCGGAAGACCTTCCAGACATCGACGGTCATCAGCACGTCGTTCGGGAAGACGCCGGTATCTTCGAGCGCGATCTGCGCCCAGTCCTGAAGGTTATTCAGGATCGGCGGGCTGGCCGCGCTCCAGAGGGGATTGGCCACGATCGTATGGGAGGCAGACCGCCCGAAGTCCACAACGACGGTTGGGTACTTGTCGCCGGTAATCGTGCTCTTGCCCGTGGCCAGGACCTCGCCGCACATCACTTCGAGACGGCGGCGCAGCATGTTCAACTGATCCTGCATATCGAACGCGATCAGCGCCCGCAGACGATCAGCCGGCGACATCGTGCCGCCGATCTGCTCACCGGGTCCGCGCTTCAAGGGACGGTTCATATCGAATACCCGTTTGTCCTTGATGTAGGCGGGGGTGAACGTGTTGGTGACGAAACCCTGCGATGCGACCACCTGCCCTTCCACCAGCGGCGAGACGAAGGGCGAGATGCGCCGCTTGCCCTGCAACACGTCGAAGTGGATCTGTTCGCTGGTTTCGGCCTGCGTGATTCCGAAATAGCGGTCCAAGAGGAACTGAGGATTGCCCAGTAAACTTTGGAGCACAGCGGTCAATACGTCTGTACTGAATACGTCAACGGCCATGATGGCTTGCCTCCGGTTGCACTGGGTGGGGTTAAAGAGTTGTGCGGCCCGCTGCCTGTTCCAGAGACGGCGGGCCGCGCCTTCCTACTTCTTGGGTGGTGCGGGCGGTGCGGGCGGCGCTGCCTGGCCGTTGCCCTTGGCCTGCCGGATCGACTCTTCCGCCTGTTTCGCGTGCTGGCCGCGCTCCTCATGCATCTTGCGGTGCAGATCGGCGAGTTCCTTATGGTGCTTGGCTTCGAGTTCGGCGAGGGCCTTGTGCTGCTTCTGCCGCAGGTCCTGGGCACCCTCCGAGGCTTTCTCGCGTGCCGCTTCCTCCTTGGTCGGTTCGCGCTCCCCGAATGCGACCTGCGCCCACGCCGGGTCCAGCGAACGCCCGAGGATCGGCGGTTCCGCCGGCAATTCCGTCCCGGCGTCGATGGCCGCGCGGATCGCGTCCGCCTGCTCTTTGACGGCTTTGCGTGCATCTTCCGGCGTCAACTGCTGCGGCAATGGCACCGACGGCGTTGCCGGGAAGTTGCGCCACGGCACCAGCAGGCCCGACCGCTGCTCGACGGTGAGCACGTAGATCCCTACGTTCCAGAGTTCCGCCGAATCGACCTCCAGACCGTTCGCGCTGGCAATCAGACCTGTTACCAGGAACTTGCCCTGCGTGTACACGACGGTGGTAACCGGACCTCCGGTCCCGGTATCCGTGTCCATCGCCAGGATGGCGCAGACCGTGCCGGGGGTGCCAGCCGTGCTGAGAGCCACGTTGCGGGCGGTGCCCACGGCCCAGCCGCAGAGTACCTGGCCGCGCTTCAGAACGCCCTGCCCCGAACTGAGTTGGGCGCTCATCGAAAGACATTCGTCCGCCAGGAGCGGATCGAAATTGTAAGTGGCGCTGGTAAAACTCGCCACCGAAGATGGAAAAGTCGCCATAAACTGAATCTCCTTATTTCCGTCTCTACTGGACTGCGTGCCTGCGGGACTTCGGCACGAACGCCAGGATGCGCTGGACCTCGGCGGCGTTGTTGTCCTCTGCCGCCACTTCGTTCCCCAAGCCCACTTTGGGGTTGGGCACCTGCGCCATGTGCGCCTCCAGCGCATTCACGGGTTTCGCCGCCACCGGGACGGCCGTCAGGATCTTCTTGACCGCTTCCAGGGAGTTGTTGGTTTCGAGGGCCAGCACGCGGGCCAAATCTTCGCGGCCTCGCGCTTCCTCGCAGGTTAGAATTGCGGTGATCCGCTGCCGTTCAGCCGCGATCACCGCCTGTTTCGTCAGGGTCGCTGCTGGCGCAGCCGCGCCCGGTGCAGCCGCGGCGGGCGCAGCCGTTGGTTCGTTTGGCATGATTGACTCTCCTTCTTCTTCTGAAGCCGCACTTGCTTCGGCTCCCTGTTCCGTTCCCTCGGATTCATCGTCATCGTCGTCGCCGCCGCACTCGCATTCCTCGCCCGGCGGGCAGGTGCAATCTTGCGCGTCGTTCAACTGCACGGCTTCCGTGCCCTCTTCGAGTTCTTCCTCGTCGAATTCCTGAACCTGAATCGGTGAAGTGGACGGTACCGCCGGCTCACCAGAATTGGTCGTTCGTTCTCTGGCATCGACGGGTCCGAGTGACACACGCAGTGCGGGCTGGTCGCGCACCACGCGCACCGGGTCGCCGTCGCCCGCACCGATCAGACCTTCCAGGGAACCGAGTGCGTCCGCCATCCCGACCGAGACGGCGTCATGCGCCGGAAGCACCGCACCTCTGCCGAAGTCGCCTGCCACCTTGGCTTCACTGGTCCCCCGGAACTTTGCCACCTTCGAGATGAACACCTGCGCCATCGCATCCACCATCTGCTGCAACTGCGCCCTGCCCTCGTCGGTGCCGGGATCGGTGCGCTTCAGGGGGCTTTGGCTGGAGACGATCTCGTAGCGCTTCACGCCGTGCTTTGCCTCGGCCTCCCGGTCGTCGATGACGGTGGCCAGCACGCCAATCGAGCCGAGTTGCGCCGTCTCGTCGGCCACGATTTTACCGGCGGCACTCGCCAGCCAGTAACCGCCCGAAGCCGCGAGTCCGTCCACATACGCGGTGACAGGCTTGGTCCCGTTCGCCGCGCGGATCATGTTCGCCAACTCGTTGATTCCGTCGATCTGCCCGCCAGGCGAGTTGATCGCCAGCACGATGCGCTGCACGCCGGGATCGTCGACCGCCGCATGGAGGGCCAGCGCCGTTTCCTCCACGGAGGTGCCGCCGAGCAGCCAAGTCCAGATCGAGCGGTAGCGGAACAGCGGCCCGCGAATGTTCACCACGGCGGTGCCGCGATAATTCATCACCCCGCGTGCGTCGTCGAGCGGCTGGCCGATCCGCGCCGCCACGGCTTCGAAATCCAACTGGCAGCAGGTGGCGATCAGCGACCGCAGGTTCGACTGCGGCATCGCCCACGGGCGGTCGTTGAGGGAAAGGAACTGGAAGGCCACAGGCGCTTCGTTGATGCACTCGATCACTTCGTCTGGCATGGTTACACCTGCTCCCTGACCGGAGTCTCTTCCGGGTTGGCCGGGAATCCCAAGGGCTTCGTGGGCGGCGCTGGATCGACCCAGAGGTCCGCTTCCTTTAGCCGCGCCTTTTCAATCTGCCGCTGGTCGATTACATCGTTGTAGTCGAGGCCCTGCTCGGCGCACTCGGCTTCGAGTGTCGAGATGCCCGACGCCATGCGGATCTGGGCGGCCTCGGCTTCCTTCACCGGATCGATCCAACCCCTGCCTGGCCCGATCCATTTGGCCCGCGTGAAGAACTGCCGCTGGTTGTAGAAATCGGGTGCGTCGATCAGTCCCGCATTGACGGCTTCCTCGAACCACAGATCGTAGACGGGCTGCGCCCAGTAGGTCGTAAGCCAGGACCGCCGCGTCGTGAAGTACCGCCAGGATTCGAGCAGCGCCGCGCGGGCACTCGAATAGTTGGTCTTCGAGTAGTCCTTCATCAACTGCTCATACGGCAGGCCCATCGTCACGCCGATCTGGCGGAGCACGAATTCGGAGAACTGCGCGAACTGCGGCGCGGGGCGGTCGGGCGCGAACGGCGTCATCTTGTCGCCGGGATACAGCGGGATGAAGGTGCCGCCTTCGAGTTGCACCCGGTACTCGTTCTTCGCCGCCAGGTAAGCGTTCGGATCGCCGCCCACCATCTCGGCCAGCGTGGCCGGGTCCAGCGGGGTTTCGAGGACGCCCGCGACCAAGGCGTTGACGATCGCCGACTGCAACTCGGCACGCTGGTAGCTGTCGAGCATTCGGAACTGCTCGATCACCGGAGCCAGGATCGGCTTTCCCCGGGTCTGGTCGATGCGGTCCTGCTCGTAGATGTGCAGGACGCGCTTCCGGCCCCATTCGGTCGCCGCCGGAACACATTCCCACTCCCCGGCGATCCCGCCGATGGCTGGAAAGAACATACCGGGCCAGTTGGAAATCTTGCGGATGTGGTAGGCCTGCGGGCGACCGTAGTTGTCCATCTGGACGCCGCCGCGCAGGCAGAGTGTCGGCGTCATGTTCCCCGGATTGGAGAGGCGGTCGGAATCCACCAGTTGCAGGCAGGTTTTGAATTGCGACTCGGGCCTGGCCATCCAGAGCGGCAACGCCAGCGCTTCGCCGTTTTGCAGGATCGACCGGAAGACCAGCGTTGTCAGGCCGGTAAAGGTGAGCTTATTGGCGACATCCGCAGCCGTCGTATCGGCCCACGTCTTCCAGAGGCTTTCCACGCCGCGCCCCCAAGTTTCCGCCCACTCGGGAGTGCGGTTCAGCGCCCGGTAGTCGGGCCAGCATGAAAGACGCAGGTTGGCGCCGACGACATTATCCAGGGTCGTGCGGATCGCGCCTGCGGCGATCCCGGTGTTGCGGTCCAGATCGCGCGACCGCGACACCAGCGTGCCCATGTCGCCCAACAGTTCGGCATCGGCCGAAGCCCGCGTCGGCAGCCAGTTGGACAACTGCTTCCGAATCCACGAAGCGCCGGCATAGGGGGTGTCGCGGAACCCGTAGCCGCCCGGCCCGTAGTTCCAGCCGCCGCCGTCCGGTCCCTGCGTCCGGAATTGGACCGCGCCTCGGGCTTTGGCCCCGAACAGGCGTTCGATCAGACCCGGCTTGTGAACGGCGGGTGTCACTTTATGGACAACCAAAGAAGCTAATCGGTTTGCGCACGTTGCTGTTGGTGCCGTCGCCGCCAGAGGCGACCACGCCGCTCAGATAGTCGATCAGCCGTTGCAGATCGGCGGCATTGGTTCCGGCGAAGGTCACCCGGCCCAAGGTCGGGTTGTCGATCCCGCTCGGCATCGTCCCCGTGATCAGGTTGAACAGCGCCTGCTGCGCCTGCTCCAGCATGGCGGCGGCCAGCACGGGGTCGGTCACCTTCGGCAGCTTGAAGCGGACGCTCGTCGGCGCTGGTCCTTGCTGGAATGGAAGTCGTTGCGGTCCCATCAGTAGTCCTCCACGGCCCGAAAGGCCTGGAACGGAGGCACCGGTGTGCTGGTGCGCAAGCCCCGGTTGCCGCCGCCGATTGCAGAGCCGCCGCGCAGGGCGCGTTCGAGGTCATCCCAGCGCTTGGCGGGCCAAGTCTCCATGCGCAGCGTCGAGGCAGCAGCTCGCGCATAGATCCTCGCGTCCAGCGCCTCGTTGCGGTCGCGGCGCTTTTCCCAATGGCTGGTGCTGCGCCCCGCCAGCGTCCGCGTGATCAACTGCTCGGCGCATAGCTGCTCGAAGAACTCTTTAGAGTAAGCCGGGAAGTGACAGTAACCGGCTGGCCACTTTTCACCAGCCGCGGTATCGGGCGCGGAGAGCCGCAGCGTCCGGTACAGTTCCTCTTTGCCGATTCCGGTGTTGATCGGCCAGAGGCGCACGCCGCCTTTCATCATGCGCCCGCCAGGCCCTACCTCGATCATCGACGGCGACCCGACGAATGCCGAAATATGGTGGTGATCGACGCCCTTGACCGCCATCACGCGCGAGGCTGGCATGGTGCGCACCCACTGGTACACGCGCAGGGTGTTGAACCCGGAATCGACCGCCAGTTTCTGGATGCGCAGTGCACCGCCGTAGACGCTCGGGAACTCTTCCTCGGTGAGCGCGGCGAGTTTTTCCCATACCGCCGGCTGATTGGTGTTGCCTTCGAGCACCCGGTAGTCCACGCTCCACGACATCCGGTCCCGGCCCCACGCCACAATCTCGACCTCGATCCGGTTCATCTGGATATCGGCACCTGCAGTAAGCACCAGCCCGCCCTCGGGCACCTCGCCGATCTGGTAGGACTCGCGGCGCTCATACAGGCGGTCCACATCCGGCACCTCGCCCTGATCCGCCCACGGCAGGCCCAGCACCGTGTTGTAGAAGCCCTGGAGTTTTTCGGCCGATCCCGCACTGGCATCGTGCTTGCGCATAATCTGCGTCCACGAAAGCCACCCGACCGGGGAGTAATAGCTGCTCAGGTGGTAGCCGCGCGTGATCCCGTCGCCCGCGGCGGTCGCCCGCCATTCACCGTGCTCGAGCATGTGCGTCTTTTCGTGGTCGAGGATTTCGCCCTCGCACTCCTGGCAGCGGTAGCTCGCGTGATGCCGGTAGGTCGGAGACCACCCCAACTGCTCGGGCAGCAGCGTGATAAACCGGCCGCAGCGCGGGCACGGCAGGTAGAAAAAATTCTGGTCGCTCTGCTCGAAGAACTTGCAGATGCGGCTGCGGCCCGCAATCGTCGGCGTCGAGGTGATCAGAATCTTTTTGCGCCGGAAGTTGGAGGTGCGGGCAATCGCCAGATCGCACGGTTCGCCCTCGCGGTCCACATTCTCCGGGTAGCCGTCCACCTCGTCCAGGAACAGGTAACGCGCGGCCATCGAGCGCAGTTGCTTGGCACTGTTCGCGCCGGCCAGAACCAGGATGCCGCCCAGAAACTCTTTGGCCAGGATCGTGTTGCCTGAGTCGCGCGACCTCGGAGACCGCACCAGAGCGCTCAGGGTCGGGCAGTCTTCGATCAGCGGCCCGACGCGCTGCTTGCTGTTGCGCTTGGCCATCTGCTCGGTGGGCTGCACTACAAGCATCGGGCCTGGCGCGAGATGGATCACGTAGCCGATCCAGTTGTTGCCCGTCTCCGTCTTGCCCACCTGCGCCCCGGACATAAACACCACGCGCTCCCACGGAGCCTCGGGCATCAGCGAGTCCATGACATCGCGCAAATACGGCGTGCGGCTGGTTCTCCACATGCCGGGTTCGGGCGACGAGCGCGTGGTGAGCACCCGATATTGGTCCGCCCACTCGGAGATGCGCAGCTTCGGGTCGGGGCGTGCGCCCGCGCGGCAGGCCTGCCGGGTGACCTCGTAGGCCTCGGCCAGGCCGGGCAACGAAGTGTGGAGCACCATCGAGGGTGTCATGCCGCGAGTTTCCCGTCCGCAAAGGCGTTGAACACGTTGTTGAGTTCGTTTTCGAGCAACTGCTGGCAGCGCTCCACGTCGCTCTCCCCGGCGATGATGGCGGCGATCCGCGACGGGATATTGAAACAGGCCTCGCGCAGGATGCGGAACTCGGTGAAGCGGGCGTTCTCCACATCGGCGGTCGGCGTCAGATGCTTGGCGCGTTCCTCATAGCGCAGTTTCTTGAGCAGGGCTTCATAGATCTGCGTTCCGGCCCGCGCCTTCGCGTAGTCGGTGCTTCGGGTTTCGTTTCTCAGCGGGATGTCGGGGGTCGGTATATCTGCGGGCAGTTTGACGCGATTATTGTGACCCTTCTCATGGTGGGTTGTCTCGTTCCATTGCTGAATGGACTGGTCGAGATCGAAAAGGCCGTCCTCGCGACGGGTCAGACGGCCTTGTTCCGCCGCCAGGCGCACGGCCTTACGGTCGCGCTTTAGTGCCTTCGCTAGCTGGACTTCATTGACAAGGGGCATGACGACATCCCGCTGAAAAGTTGCGGGATGTTATCACTTGGTTTCAGGGCCTAGTCCCGGCGACGGCCTGCGCAACATTCTAAACCGTTATTTCTCAATTGTCACCAGGAGGGCCCAGTGGTCGGAGGGCCAAAAATAAAAAACCCGCGCCGGAAAAAAGGAACGGCGCGGGTGATTGAATGAAATTTGTTTTGGCAAACAAAGATGCAACCACAGCGTAGCATCAGGCCGTCAGAACAGCCAATGCCCAGAGGGTTAAGCCTACCGATTGCAGGTTGACAACCGGGGCTTGTACGCCCACCGCGTGCAAGCCCAGACAGAGGACCGCCAGGATCATCAGAACCATGCGAGCCGTAATCATGACTACTCCTTTTGCGCCTCGGCAACGAGGCCTTGAAAGACCTTCAGGCAGTCGGGGCAGAGGTCAGCCGGCGGCTGCTTCACAAACTCCCGTGTGGTGACCGCGAACATTTCCCGGTCGCAGTAACTGTGCCAGCGGTCGTCGAATAGCTCCAGGTGCAGCACGCCATCGATGCGCTTCACCTTCAGATCGATCTGCCCTTTCAACCACGTCATCAGGAAGCGTCGCTGGTGGCGCAGCATTCCGGCCCGCGTGCGCTGGGCTTGGCAAGCCCTACAGACATGCCCTTTCACCTCGGCGCCGCAGCCCGCGCAAATCATCGCACCAGCATACCGCCGGTAGTGCGCACGGCGGGAGAGCCTAACTTCCAAACGGTGAAGTGGACGGCGGTTCGGTGAAGTGGACGGTAACATCGTCGACGAAAAATTGGTGGTTAGTTGTCTGGCATAGTGGAATGCCTGGTTTCGGGCTATGTTGCTGATTTTAAAGGCTTTACGCGGTGGCCTGCGCGTTTGTGCCTGGCGCGGCGCTGATAACAAAGGCCTTAAGCCCGCCGCGCTGAAAACAAAGGGCTTAGGCGCTTCGCTGATAACAAAGGATTTAAGCCGCCGCCGCCTCACAGCCG